TGCAGACTGCGGCACCTGTAAATGGTATTTACAACCGGGTAACAAGTGCACTTTCGGCGCTATAGTGGATTGTGCGCGGCAACAGAAACGGGAGGATGTTAAAATGCATAAAAATAACAACAGTATATCTGGTACCGACATATCTGATATATCGGTAAGCTCTACGGGGCAAGTAATCCAGAAGGATTTAAAAATCAAATTTGAGATTTTTACGTGGGCAAAAATGGTGGCGTGGCGAATGTTGGAGTTGGGGCAAATTGCGGAGGAATACAAATCTAAATCATGGATTTCGTGCGATGGTATTGAGATATATGTAAATCTCTACACATCTGGCATTAATGTTACTCTATCAAATATGGGGCAATCCGTAAAGGCCATTACAATTGGTCGCCCAGACTCTATCAGCCCAATGACGATAATTACTAAATCCTCAGACCGTGCCGAACACATTATGCAGCGTATCATAAATGCGTTGCAGTATTGGGCCGATAATTGGCCCGGTTGGCAAAAAATGGAGTCCGCAATCGGCCCCGTTGACCCCAGCCGCATAAAAATTAATAGGTTTGAGTTTTAGTTGGAGGTTAAAATGGCTAAAAATGTAAAACTTTTTGAGAGTGCTGATAACGTGGATATGGCACATGAGCTTGAGATTATCGCAAAACACGATAGCGAGTTTTGCGTTGATTTTGAAAAAGCATGGAGGTGGGTTGGTTATGCAAGAAAGAATGAGGCTTACGAGGTTTTGAAATCCCAGTTCAATTGCGGCACAGAGTTTTTTGTTGGTACACAAAAAACACTGGGGCAGAAGGGAGGGCGCCCAGTAGAAATAATTATGCTCACCCGCGATTGTTTTAAGTCTTTCTGCATGTTGGCCAGAACAGAGCGCGGCAAAGAAGTTCGGCGCCAATACATTGCCCTTGAAAAGGCATGGGCATCATTCCGCGAAACTCGTGTTATCGGAAAAGCCGTCCGCCGGGAACTCACCGACGTAATTCAGGAGCTCGGGCTCAACGATAAAATGCATGGCATAGCCTACTCAGCCTACACAAATCTTGTGTACAGAGCCGTTTTAGGTATGGATGCAAAAGAATACAGGGCTAAGACCGGCTTGCCAGAACACTCAAATGTCCGCGAACATCTAACACCTTATCAGCTCAAGGCGGTAGAAAAAGCCGAACGATTAGCAACAGCTCTAGCTGATAACGGCTATGAGTACGCCGAGATCAAGATAATTTTAACCGAAAAACTCACCAATGTAATGATCCAATAACCAATAGTATCAAAGCCCGGCGAGGTGCATTAAAAACACCAAACCGGGCTTTTTGTAATTTTTGCCCCTAAAAAACTGTATTAATAGCCAATTATTACACACGGCATAATTAATAATTGGCTAAATGCTCACACGAGTAGCTTAACCATATTACGCAAATTAATTAGGAGGTGCACATGGGTCGCAGACCAAACAAAAATAAGCCAATTGCAAAAAAGATTAAAAAAACTGCACTCGACCTAATGGCTGCTGGACACTCCGCTAGTGAGGTTGCTAAGATTTTATTGGATGATTTTGACATTAACATCAGATCAAACACCATTGCAGTGTGGGCACAACGTAACCCTAAATCACTCATCCCAGGCGTTGTAACCAAAACAGCCGCCGATGGGGTGGCTAAGGAGTTGTCGAAGGATATGCAACAGCACGCTGACACTATCTCCGCCTATCTCAAAGAGTTTGTAAAATCAAATATATCGCTGTTTGCGGACGCGTGGACACTGATTAATGGGCGTGTAAAGGCTGGCACCGTAGGCAATGGGGATCTCATCCGCTGCATGGAGCTGACTAGTAAAAACCTTTTTGAGTTATCCAAAACGCAGGCACAGCAATCACCTGCGGGCGGCAATGGTATCAATATCATTATCCCTGGTGAGATACTCAACTACAATGCGCCTCTATCTGAGCGTACCATCAATGTTCCGGGGGACGATGATGCCTAATTTTGTTGATATATCCAATTATAGCAATTCTGCAAATTATCAAAAACTCTACGGAGCCAAGACACAAGAGATTATTTTATATGGAGGCGCTTCTGCTGGTAAATCGTATGAGGTGTGCGCATGGCTATTACAATCGATAATTAAATGGGATCAATTGCGTGGTGTACCCACACGATCATTGTTGATACGCAAAACCTTACCAGCACTTAAACGATCCATTAAACCAATTTTTGATAAACAGATTGAACGGCTGGGAATGGCCGCCTATAGCCATTACAACAAAACTGAAATGGCCTACAATATTTTACACTCAACCGTGGAATGCCTGTCCTGCAACTCGGAAACAGAAACTGAAAAAATTAAATCCATCACAGACGTTGATTTTATTATAATGGAGGAGAGTACAGAGCTGTCCGCGAAAATTTATGAGGTCGTCATGACTCGTTTACGTGGCGGTGGTGTGCCAGACGTGTACAAGAGGGCTATCCAATTGTACAATCCAGTGTCAGTAGCCAATTGGACGTATGCCCATTTTTTTGAGCGTAATTGCCCTGAAATAACCAAAATCCGTGTAAATATCGATGATAATCGTTTTGAGGCGGCAGATGGACTCACACGTAAGCGATTGTTAGGTTTAAGAGATCGTAATCGCAATCTCTATAATGTGTACTACCTGGGCGAGTATGGCAACCTAGAGGGCATGATATATGAGGGTTATGAGGTGGTACCAGACGTACCACGTGGGGCTAAATACGTTGGTGATGGCATTGATTTTGGTTACAACGCTCCATCGGCTCACGTACGGTGCTGGGAGTATGATGGCATGTTTTATGCAGATGAGTTATTATACCAATCCGGATTAACAAATACCGAGTTGATACAATTGAGCAAAAAAAACTGTATTATTGGCGGCCATATCTATGCGGACTCGGCTGAGCCTGATCGCATTAAAGAGTTTCAAGTGGCTGGGTTACGTTGTGATGAGGCCTCCAAGAGCATCCGAGGCGGCATCGATTACATTAAATCACGACCTCTGCGTGTAACAGCCAGATCGGTTAATCTGATTAAAGAACTGCAGGGGTATTACTGGGCCAGAGATCGGCACGATAATCCAACAGATGAGCCAGTGGGCGTTGCCGATCATGCACTGGACGCAATGCGATATGGATTTTTTACGCCACATGCAAATACCGGAAAGCGCCTAGACATAAGCGTTTGGGATAGTTTAAATAAATAGGAGGTAACAGATGATTATTAATGATGATGAGCAAAAGGGGCTGATGGCCATTATTGGCGAGATCCCCGTAAAATATGGGGTGCCACTGTTGGAGTACATTAACAAGTCCATTGCTGCAACTAAACAGGTGCAACAGGCGTCTAAACCCATTGAGCCAGAACAAGCAACAGGGGCGGAAAAATAAAAACGGGGGCCTTAAATGGGATGGTTTGATAAAAAACCAGTGCAAAAAACGTTTGAAATGGGCGTTGATATAACAAATACCAATGATGTTGCGGCGATGATTAATGCCATATCTGCCCCACGCGACAACTACCTCAACGTTGCCGTGTACCGTTGCATAAACTACATTGCAGATCAGTGCGCCCGTATACCGTTTATCGCCAAAAATGACCGGGGCGACATTGCGGTGGCCCCATTGATACAAAAATTAATGTACACAACTAATAATTATGCATCCACCAAAGAGCTACTCAAACACATTTATTTGGTGTTAATTGCCAAAGGCATTGTGTACGTGTGGGACAAGGATTATTTGCAGATCCTCAAAAACGAGGATATTACGCAAAATGTACGCACGGCGGATAACAATCTGCTGGGTGTATTTTACAAAAACGCACCTGGTGGATATATACCTTACGATGATCTGATCGTAATCAAACTCCAAAATAACCCCGTAGACGCACTCAAACCGTACTCAATGATTGATATTTTGGCCGAGACAATTAAACTACAGGGGTATTCGGTTGATTTTTTAACCGCGTTTTTCCGGGATGGTGGGTTTGTTAATGGATTTTTCCAGCCTCCAAAGGATCTACAACTTACTGTGCAAGAAGCTCCTGCGTGGGAGCGCATGATAGATAAGATGCTTAGACGGACACGTGCAGGTAAAGCAGGGTTCAGCCCGTTTGAGTATAAGCCGTTCTCGGCGTCTCAAAAAGATAACATGACCCTGGAAGTTCAATCCAAGACAGACGAGATAATCGCACGATCGTTCGGCGTTCCTAATTCGATGTTTAACAAACTAACTGGGACAGGATCTTACGCCCTCAGTCGTGAAGAGCGTCAACAGTTTTATTATGATGTCATGGACGATTACATTGCATCGTTAGAGGGCGCCCTCAATCAACACCAGAAATATAATTATGATCGTAGACTCTCAATTGTCAGGGACGTACGGGGTGTACCTTACCTACAATCCGACAAAATGGCATTAGCTGGTAACTATGTATCATTGGTTAATGCCGCAATTCTTAACCCCCAACAAGCATGTGAGGCAATGGGATTCGAATACAAACCTGTCGAAATACAATCTGGCACAACCGGAACAGAAACACCCACTAAATCATTGCAATACAATCTAGTACATAAATGTAACGTACCGCTCAATGTGGAGGCCTGTAAAACTACTAATAACACAATCGTCGCAATAGACATAAAAACACTGCGTGATGAGCATTGGAAGATACAAACAAAAGCACTTGACCCGGTTGAGCGCGATCTAAAATCTGATTTGCAAAAAATATTTGGCAAATTGGCGGATACAATAGGCGGATTGGCTACTGCTAAAACGGTTACGCATATTGTAACTAAGGCCGTAGATGATGAGGAGTTGTCTGTGCCATTGGAGGAGTATGCTGTTGCCATAACTGCGGCGCTTAAACGTTATTACAACATCACTGCGGCAAGGGCAGATAAGATTTTTAATAAATTGTATAAAATTGGTGTAAATTACAAATTGGATCAGGCTGATTTGGTTAATTACATTACCGATCAGCTCAAAATTGTATCATCATCTATAACGGAGACTACTGCGGAGCAAATTAAAAGCACCTTAGCGGCATCGTTTGAGGCTGAAAGCTGGACATCCCAGTCAATTGCTAATGACCTAAAGACCGCTTTCGACAGCTCTAAGAGGGCTATGACCATAGCCAGAACCGAAACAAATAAGGTGTTTGCACATGTGACAACGGAAAAGGCGGCGTTGGTAGCTCAAGACCATGAAATGGAAAAGGCATGGTCGAGTGCAAAAGATGAAAACGTTCGTCCATCACACGCCAATGCAGATAATCAGGGGTGGATTAATATAGATGATGTGTTTGAGCTGGATGGCGGAACGGCCTTAGCACCACACGATGAATCGTTGCCTGCGGACGAGGTTATCAATTGTAGGTGTGCGGTACTGTATAAAATTAAGGAGGCTTAAGATGGTTATCCGATATGGTAATTTTGATATTACCTCGAAAGCGATTGTGGGAGAGGGGACACCAGAGGAGATTATTACAATCTCTGGCATTGCAAGTCCCGAAACTGTTGATCTATCTGGTGAGGTAGTACTGCATACCGCTTGGGCAGATGGATTGCCGCGATACATGCAGAACCCAGTTGTGTTACTCAATCATAACCGAGAGATTGTGATAGGTAAAACAACATCTGTAGATCCCACAGAAAAGGGGCTGTCCGTACGATGTGATATTTATGCGCGCGCTTGTGATCCAAAGATTTATTACGCAATAAAATCTGGACTACTCAAGGCCTTTTCAGTCGGGTTTATACGGACGGCTAGCACGTCAAACGATTCTGGTGTAAGAGTCACGACTGGCGCGGATTTATTAGAAGTATCTATCGTAACACTTCCGTGCAATCCAGATGCAATTTTTGCCCTACAAAAATCGATTGAATATGCGCAAGGATTAACGGAAAAAACTGTATTTAATTGTGCAGGTAAAAATCTGGATACTGTTGCTGATGCTACAGATGAGGGTGGGTCGATTTTGGCTGAGATCCTCGAAGTGGTGGGTGCAGTAAGTGATTTTATGGATGCGCAAAAAAAACAGGATACGGACGAGATTATCAAAATTTTACGGAGGTAAGACATGTTTAAAGAGTTGCAGGACAAACTCGCAAAGGTTTCTGAAAAAATGAAATCTACCGAGATTACCGCAGAAGTTAAGGCTGAATTTGAGAATGTTATGAAAGACGTTGCTGCATTTAAGACCACAGAAAAAGTGTTAGCATCAATTCCAGATGCGCCTACTGGCACAGGTGCAGAAAAAATCAACAAAGAAATCATCCTCGATCTGGCGATTTGTAAAGTATTGAGCGGCAACGACATCAAGGAGATTGCGAAAGATCCTTATTTTAAGGTGATCCAGAAAACCGTGACAACTACCAGCGACGTGACTACATGGATACAGTCCAGCGTGGAACAGCTTGTATCAATGGTTGACACGTTTGCAACAACACCTGACATTTTCGGCAAATTTTTTGACCCTATGCCAACGTCTAAGTTGGTTATCCCTGCACTGACAGTAAGGTCAATAGGTTCAGGTGCGGAAGCGGGTGCCCCCACACTTACGTCGCTCAGCGACAAGAAGTTTAATTTGGACGTTAAATCCTTCAAGTCGGCCTACTACTGGACTGTTGAGACTGAAATTGATGCAATTGTTAAAATGCTTCCGGACCTCAAAACTGATCTGATGGCCGCAATTGCATACGCCTACGACGACGCTATCATTAATGGTAACACGTCCACGGGGACTGACCATACCAAATACTGGAATGGACTGAGAACTGTGGGGTTGGCTGGATCAACAACATCTGATCTGAGCACATTCAGTTACGCAAACCTTAACGCACTGCGTAAAAAGATGGCCAAATGGGGTGTGAATCCTAAAGATTTGCGCATCCTAGTTGATAGCCTTGCATATTTTGCGCTTACCGGGCTGCCTGAGATGAAGACCATTGATGTCTTAGGCCCAGCGGCTGTAATCCTCACCGGACAGGTTGGTTCGATTTTTGGAATCCCTGTGATCTACACCGAAGCCATTCCGCTGACCAATGCGACAGGAGCCGTTGATGCCACACCAGCAAACAATATTTACGGTAGTTTGATTATTGTTAATCGCCGCATCATGGCAGGTGGTAATTATGGCGGAGTGCAGTTTATTACGTATCCCGACAAAGCTACTGACAGTATAGAATTACACGCAATTGTACAAAAAGCCTTTGCTTTGGTGGATGATACCACTATCACTGCTAAGGCAATCGCCATCGGTTACAAAATTAGTTAATAATAATCTATTCCCCCGGAGTAATCTGGGGGATGTTTTATTTTTAGGAGGCTTAAATGCTTACTAAGGCAACAATTTTAACGAATACAAAACAATATCTCGGCATACAAACACTTGATACTACAAGGGATGCTGAACTTACTGCGTATATTACGCTTTGCATAAAACATGTTGAAAACTACTGCAACAGAGATTTGGAGTCCGCTAGTTACACAGCGGATAAATACATCTGGGTAGATACACCGTTGATAATTTTGCCCAAACATCTGACGCCATGTGCGGGTGTTGTATCGGCAGGGTTTGAGCAGATAGACGCTGGAATGATTGCGGTTAACACAACTATTAATCCGCTCAACGCCCGTTATAGGCTTATCTGGTATTATGGTTACGCGGCTGAGTTGAGTGTTGCGGATGGTATAATCATGCAGATGGTGCTGGATTTCTGGAAACGGAAGGGGGTCAATGGATTACAGGGGTTATCATCTAAAAGTAGCAATCAAAATAACCAGGGCGTGACTGAGCAAAACTATTTGGCGGAAATATTTACAACAGCGTACCGTGAGGCACTTGCTCCCTATCGTGTTGATCGCCTGCAAATGGGGTGGCTGTGATGGGGGTATCGTTTAAGGGGCAAAAAATACCACCTAACGCTGTTGCGCAGGCAACAAAGGCGGCATCCAATCGTTATGGCATCGAATTACGCTCTTACATAGTTGCCAATCGACTGTCTGGCAATCCAATACATCGCATCACAGGTAATCTTGCTAACTCAATAGATTACTCTGTTGGTGATCGCGGTAAATTATACATAGGATCACACGGCCTGGCATACGCTCGCAGATTGGAGTTACAGGGTACTAGCAAACGGCCAGCCTATCGCTATATCAGATCATCCATAGATGCCACGATCAACAAACTATTAAAATATCTAACGGAGGCACTCAATGGGATTAAGCCTAAATAAAATCCTTACAGATACGTTGGGGCTGCTCGATACTGATGATTGGTCTTCGGGAGCATTTATACCTTTTGAGCAATATGATAACTTTGCCGCCCCGGCTTATGTCTGTTGGAGCTTGGTAACAATACAACTGGATGATTATGGGTCGGTTACCAATGAGGTTGCGGCCAAAATGCAATTGATACTAAACTGTTATCTGTTGGGCATTACAGACTTAGCCAGCGAGGTATCCACTGCTATTGATAGCATCCTGGATACATTTAACTGTGCAAATACTGCGTTTCTGGCCGTTCTGGGGGCTAATGATATACACAAGACCATCATTACACAGGTTGCGACATCCGGAGGGCTGTACATGGCTGGTAATCGTGAGATAATCCAATTTACGTTTGAGTTTAGCAAAAATCAAATTGCTAATTAACGCAAAAAACTGTATAATTAATACTCAAAAATAAAATAGGGGGCAAAAACTATGCCATATACAGGTAAATTAACCTATGTTGCAATAGGCAAAGAGTCGGTAATCGGCACCAAATCTACCGCTATAGACACGTTTATTAAATTTAACGGGTCTGATTTTAAAAAAACGATGGAAAAAATTGAATCAAAAGTGAACACCGGGTCAATGTTTGTTGATAATGTGTATCGTGGCACCATAGCGGTTGAGGGATCTTTGACTGGTCTAGAGCCTACTGTGACAAACATTGGGCTTCTTTTGAAGTCTTTACTTGGTACCGAAACGGTTACCCAGGATGGGTCTTCGTTAATTTATAAACACGTCTTCACGCCAAACGCCGATGTATTGATTCCGATGACTCACATTACGTTGGAAGAGTATAAGGTACAATACTTAACATGGTTCCTTGGCTGTCGCGCAACGAGTCTCGACCTTAGCGCTGAAATAAACGGCCTTTTGATGGCTGATTTTAATTTTATGGGATACGACTCAAGCAAGTCTACCAACGTTTCCGGGGATAAACAAACCCCATCATTCGACACAATGGTTCCACTCAAATTTTATGAAGGTGTATTTGCCATTGGCGGCTCAACTCAGCCTATCAAATCGTTTAAAATTGCTTACAAAGAAGCGTGTGAGAACGATTACACGTTTGCATCTGGAAGAGACGTATCCGAAATAGGCCGTGGAGAAGGCTCTATCGATGTTGATTTTGAAATGAGCTTAGGCGCAAGCGCTGAGGCAATGATGGACGCGTATTACAATGGCACGGAAGCGTCTCTGGTGCTTACATTTACAACCGAAACTAACATTGATCTCACAAACAACAAGCCTGGTAAAATCATAATTACAATCCCACGTTTGAAATACACAGAATACAGCGATCCAATCAGTGGGGCAGATGTACTCAAATCATCCGTAAAAGGCCAAGGTTTCCAGCCTAGCGTAGGCTCGGCGATTACTATAGAACTGGACAACCTAGAGACAAGTGCATATTAAGTTATAGGAGGTAGTTGTGGAAGGTAAAAATTACAGATTGTTTTTAAAGAGGTTGGAAAAAATCGTAGACGTATCAGCATTCTTCGATCTTAAGGAAGGTGAGCGGGTTACTGTAACAATAGGAAGGTGGTCAGAGTTTGCTAAAAGTTACGTATCATCTAAGATGATCGATGCGGCCCCGGACATGGAATCGTTGCAACAGAAGAACTTTGCCATAGACAAAACAATGCTTCCGACTATGGACTATTACGGAACGGCGTTCGGTATAAAAGAAATTTGCTTTATCTCCGGGTGGGAAAGTATGTCGCCCGAAAGTAAAGTTGATGCTTTGGTAAAGTTGGATGTAGAGAACTGCGACCTTTATAAGACATTACAGGCCGCAGTAAAAGATTATCAGATAACCAGTGAGGCGTAGGCCCACTACAACAATCATCCAATTAACGCCTCCGGGGATAACCTGGGGGCGTTGTGTTTAGGGAGGGCCTGTGAGAGATTATCAGTACATGGTTAGGCGGCATTATGATAGTTTTTTTGAGGCCGGAAATTTTTGGATCGATTTTAAAAAGGCGTCCTCTGAGGTGTGGCAAAGATCACGGACTATTGTTAATGCGGCAGACAGAGATAGATACCTACTAACACAATCGATTGCGGCATCCAATTTTATTAAATCGGATGATGATATTACGCAAATTGATAATGATTGCGCGGATCTTTACCACAAAATACTGTATGATAGAGCGCTACACGATTGGCAAATGGATAGATCGGACGTAGATTTTTTGAAAATGGCAATCACAGATAGGGATAAGGGATTTTCGGGAGCGGCTTACAGCGTAGATCAACAACGTATGTTTGCATATTTTCAGCAATTTATAGATAGGTTCTTTGCGTTACAAGGCGATAAAGGCATATTAAGAGTGAATTACACTGATACAATTGGCATGAGTGAACATGAATATATCATTTATTTACTGGTGCAAGCCTTTACAATAAAAAAACATAATGAATTAGTAAAAAAAAATAGCAGGAGGTAACCACAATGGTTGAGATGCCGATTAATTACGTTATCGAAGCGCAGGATCGCGCGACTAAAATATTGCAGGGCGTTAACAGCCAGGTTGATAAAATGTCTGCACAGGCCTCTAAAGCAAGCGCATCCCTTGATGGAATGTCAAGGAAGGTTGGTGGATGGTCTGGTGCAATACTTGGAGCAATTGCGTCCATTGGGGCGCTTAAGATTGTTGACTCTGTTGATAAATTAAATGATCTCTCCGACTCTCTACAAATATCTATAGAGGGTCTTGGAAAAATGAAATATATCGCAGAACGTTCTGGTTCTAGTTTAGATAGTTATGCCCAAGCAATTAAAAAAATGTCGGTGTACACGTATGAAGCCAGGGACAAGACATCTGATGCCGCTACAGAGCTGTCAGCGCTTGGCATATCTATTTATAATAGCAATGGAAATCTGGAGAGCCAAGAGCGCCTTTTTTACAAATCGATTATTGCATTATCAAAATTAACAGATAACACACGCAAAACTACTGCCGCGCAAAAAATATTCGGTCGCGAAGCGTTTAGTTCCGTTTTACCATTGATAAATAAGGGCACAGCGGAATTGCTAAAATACTCCGATCGTGTTGATGAGTTGGGAGTAATCTCCTCGGAGGCCGCTGGGGTGTCCGATAATTTTATGGATTCATTGCAGGACGTTAAGCAATCTCTTACAAACCTCTACAACATTTTAGCGCCAAAAATTTTGCCGATTTTAACAAATTTTGCTAACCAAATTGCGTTAGTTATTACACAGCTACAAAACCTACCAACATGGGTCACTTCGGTTGTGGGCGGATTGATTGGGGGCGCTGGGCTAGTATTTGGAATTGCTAAAACGGTTGAGATTGTTGGAGCGCTTAAACTGGCACTGTTGGCGCTTAATACATCTAATCCGTTTGGGTGGATTGCAATTGCAATAACCGGGTTAGTTGCACTTATGGCGTGGCTAAACGATACTTTTAAGCTGGCAGATAAAATTAAAAATGTTTTTAGTGGTACCACAACGCCAACAACCAAGACCACCACAACAACGTCGGATACTGGTAAATCTACCTCTGGCGCAAACGCGAACGTCAACACAACCGGGTTGGCAATAACAGATGAGTTGCGCAAAATTGCCGCACAAATGGCGGCGGTTAGCAACTTGCAGGAGAGAATGGCGGCAAACACAGATTTTAAGATGTATGTTTTGGAGATTTTTAAAAAGTCCGATAAAAAAACAGATTATCCAGACTTACTGACGCAATACTCCGCGTTAACAGAAATATTGAAAAAAAACGCAGATTATGGTAAGGCAACCGTCGCCGAGGTTAAGAAAACTGAAAAAAGAATCAAAACCACTGGGGAGAAGGCGTCTGTAGATGCAGTTGATCTAAGAGCGCTTGAAAAAGAAACTGTTGCCAGTATATCTGGCACCAATGCGATACTCGCGTCAATTCCTGGCGGCCCCACTCAAACGGTTGGCGCGGCCGATGGCGCTGAAAATGTGACAGAAGTTGGTGGATGGAGTGCACTCATCCGTGACGCAACGATTAACATAAATGAATTTGCCACAACGCTTGGATCAGTGTTTAGTGGAGATTTATTCGCATCTATTGAGTCGTTTGGTGGAGAGATCGGGCAGTTATTTACCATTTTTACCAGCACTAACCCTCTGATGGAGGTACTGCGAGTAATTTTACAGGCCCTGATTGATACTGTGCTACCAGTGCTCAATACTACACTGGCGCCCATCATAGATATGCTCACATGGGTCGGGACGATCATTGGTGAGATGTTGATACCCATAATCACATTATTACAGCCTATCGTGGAGGCAATAATCAGTACATTGGCTGTTGTGTTGTATCCCATACTCCTATTGCTCAAACCGTTTTTATCATTTATTGGCACGATTCTTGCGGCCCTCACTCCAATGTTTGAGATACTGGGCGATGTGATGTTGTGGGTGTACAACAACATACTACGGCCCATAGTGTACGGGATAAACGTTGTAATGATTTCGCTCTTTAATGCAGTTGTAGCAGTGATGAACGGGATCAAGTGGGTTATAAACTCAATACTGGACGCAATCGGGACGTTTTGGAGTGATGCTAAAAAGTACAAAATGGCCTATTCAGAGTATTCTTCAGTGGGTACTTATGGTGAGGGGGATTACGCGGCAATCTCAACAAATACATTAACATCTGACATCGCTTCTGCGACATTAGTCGGTCAAATTGTGGGATCTACAACTACAACGGCAAGCGCTAGTGTAGCGTCCGCCACAACTGCGTCAACATCTGGATCATCTTACACTACAACGGAACAGAGACCGATCAATGTAAACATAAACAACAGCGGTGTTATAGCGGGTTTTGATTCTGAGCCCGCCTTTTTCGGGTGGGTAGTAGATGGCATCCGTGATGCAGAAGCGTTGGGTAAGTAAATTATAGGGGGATTTTATGATTAACAACCTGGATCTAATCGCTAGATGCGAGGCTAATGAGGCGCTAGCGTATAAATTTTATATCGATTTTGCCGATGGATTGGGCGATATTGATATAACTGATTATGTCCGCAAGGCAAGCGTTGAGAGTTCCGACTTTAACGATAAGTTTGAAGCCATTACTTCCACAGCATCTATTACAATTGCAACAACCTCGTACGTTTACTCCCGCCTGATGGTTCAAGCTGTTGATTTTATTTTAAAAATCTATGTCGTTGTGGCACCAGCAAATGAACTACTATTTTATGGCAAAATAAAACACGATGGCTTTACTGCCAATCGCACCGGGTTTTACAAATCCGAAATAGCAATAACGGCGGTAGATAGATTGCAGGAGTTGAGGCTGTTTACACTGCCCACCGCTATCTTACAAAATTATGTCCCTTGCTCTTACTCTGGCAATTCTGTCGTGCATTATATCTGCAATGCGGTGTTTGGATTAACTACAATGTTATCTGTTACTTATTGTCCAGCAATAAGCGGGACAATTCCGGCAATTGTATTTGATGGTACTACAACGGCTTTGGAGGAGCTGCAGAAATTATTTCTAGCTAATGGTTACGCATTCCAGATTACGGGGCAGTATTTGAAAATATATCCTATCCAAGTTGCTACTATAGCAAGCGTCTACACGATTGACTCAAATATACAAACATCCAACAAGGGCGGTATTATTAGCGATTACACCGAGGTCGATATTGTGCAAGATCCGTACACGGCCGATCCAACAGGTACCAACAGGGTGTTGTATACACACTCAGCGTATGACGATGATGCACCGGAGACGCTCACCAGCACAAATGAGTGTTACATTACTATCGCATCCGGGGCAACATATCCGGATGATGGTGGATACATTACCGCAGACATGAGCATTACAACCAGTACCGAGGCCGATGTTACCAATGCTCAAAATCTATCATTATCAGTAGTAACAATAGGCGCGGGCGCGTTAACTGTTGATTATCTAGCGTCTTCGGGCAAGGTAGTTAATTTCAGATTGAAAAATAATACCGCATACGCGGCAATCATTATGCGGTGCAGGGTGTTAGGCGACGCGGTATACAAAACTGCTATCACACAATCCAGCTACCCGCCTACTGGCACGGACTCTAATATTTACACCATTGATAGCAATCAATACATTATTACAACGGCGCAAGCCGAGGCGATGGCAAAAAAAATCTGGACATGGCTCACCGTTGGCACGTACGATTATGAGATAGATACGCGCTATTTGGGGTTTTTAGAAACTGGCGACATCATACACGTAACGGACTCTGCAAGTAACATAGACGGCGATTTCTTAGTCAGAAACGCCAAACAAAAAATCGAAATAGCATCCCAATATACAACGTTATCGCTCAAACCATTGGAGGCGTATGTCGCCCCGGTTGATGATCTGACGCTCAAAACGCAACGGGTAACTGTAATCGATACTGACACAACGAAAGGGGTCATTTTACAAGTGCTTGCATCCGTCGGCGTGACTACGGAAACAACGGCAAATGAAGGTACTGTTAATCCACAATACTCCTTAACCAATGTCCCACTAGCCGTTGCGATCGCAAATATTACAAAAAATATGAACATAATATCTTTTGATGTTGCGCGGCAATCAACTCTAACCAATTTTTTAAAATACCAGTTGCAAATGTCCACCGACGGCGTTACCTGGTCTGATTTTCTGGGCAACGTGGGATCATATCACGAGACTGTTTTATCCAAAATCGTTGTGAGAGTGCCCTATGCGACTAACGTCGATGGTGATAATGTTGATACAAATTATTATTTTAGGGTCAGACAGGTTACTGCGGCGGCATCTCCGTTATACTCACCATGGACAACGTCGGCGTTAGTAATCATTTTAGCAGATTTGTCCGCTGAGTTTACCAATGTGTTAGGATCTGTACACTCTATGGTTCTGGCTGGAAATCTGACTATAGACACTTACAACTACTGGGATGGTGCTAGTGGGATTTTCAGAATAGGCAATGCGACACAGTATCTACTGTGGGATGGGTCTGACATACAGATGAGAGGGGCAGACCTTAATATTGAGCAGGGTACACTGGAAACTTATGGAGCAACTTACAAGGCCGGACTTTATGCATCACAGTTTGCGATAAAAAACATATCTACACTTGCTACGCTTGCGTCTTTAGACGAAGCTGGTCTATTCGTATTTGGCACAGGTATGACTAAAGCCCATTTCCAGCAAACAACGGGAGGTCAACATCTGCGCATTGAACTATCATCGTCTGCGGCAGACTCGTATCTAACGCAAAACTGGAGCATGCAATCTGATACAGCCGATCTATCCTCGTACTACTCAGGTGCGGTAAGGTTGACATCAACATTAAACCTTACTGAATCGCTGTTTGCAATTATGGGTAATATTACAAAGGCTGGTGCTATTAGCACAGAGTTATTCCGCCTAAATCAAAATGGTGATATAATATTGCACGGCAATGTATCAATGTACCAAAACACCTATTTTTATTTGCCAAACGTTGCAGGTACTGGGCCTGGACGAAATACTGGTGGTATGAGGATTGGATTATCTGGCAACCCAATAGGCGGCGGTATTATGCAGTTTGGCAACTATGGTGCAACCAACCAGGCGTTTGAGTTTGTTTCGGCGAATTATGATAGATACATTATGCAAGTGCTCGATGCCGGACGTGTGGGCATTGGTGCCTCAGCCGGTAGTGTTGCAACGCTTACTGTAACGGCCCCGGCGGATATAACGGACTGGAAAGCCCTTGTGATAACCTCGCTTAGCTCAACGTGTGGCGCAGCGTTGCACCTTAAAACGTCTGGGACATCCTACGGGTGGACAATGTATGAAACGTTTGATGGGTCGTTAAATGTTGCACAACACGGCTACGCTAATCGATTTTGGATAACAAACGCTGGCAATGCAACGTTTAGCAATGATCTCACAGCCGCCACAGTGTCCGCAACTGGCAACATAACATCCGGCGCAACGGCCTATTCAAAATCTCAAATATTACCCACGTATACATCCGCCCTCCGCACGTGGTGGGATGGGTTTTGTGCAATGTACAGATTAAGTAGTTCGCTTGCACTCACAAGTGGCTCAGTGCTTGACCTAACACCATTGACTACCGCGTTAGCTCGTGGCGCGTTTTCGGTGGCATCTGGTGTAATATCGGTACCAGTCACTGGTATGTATGAGATTAGTGTTAATCTTACTGCCTACTCTGCTAACTCTGCCAACATGATAGTTTTGGTTTATCGTAAAAATGGGCCTGATTGGGATGTCGTGGGGCAGATTGATAATTATGTAATATCGGGCAACAACAAAACCATGCTATCCGGAACGTTCCTTGTGCTAGCTTCCACAACAATTGCCACGTTTAAGGTGGCAGTATATACAAACGCAACCTTAGGATACATTGAGGGCGGAACATCCGGGTACAACTCAATGGTAACTCTGCGCATGATTTGTGAGGGATAATTTACCGTAAAAAACTGTATTATTAACAGTCGCGGAGGCTACAATGGGTGGATTTACGATTGAGGATCTGACTAACATTATTAATTTAGCCACAACACCAATAGGCAAACAACTAAGCAGATTCGAGGAGCAATATGTTAGAGTGGATGGGCATTTAGAGCAACTTAATAAATCGGTAATTAGCATAAACGCCCGCCTGGAACGAGTGGAGGATTGGCAAAAAAAACATGACGATAGGCCTAGATTACAATTGTCTAACGCCGTGGCTATCATTGGCATATCTGCATCTAGCACAGTTGTGTTAACATTTATTTTGAAGATATTTAAAATTATCTAATGGAGGTACAACGTGGATTTTTTACTGGGGCCGCGTGGTAAAATATCAGCAACACGCATTGAATCAGTAGGCGCCGCGTGCCTTGCTGGGTTAATGCCATTTTTGCAAATTATCTGCAAAATATTTGCAATAGAAATAGACTTATTCCCGTATTTTACTGCACTGCTAGCGTTTTCAGCATCAGTACAGGTCGGTGGTAAAGTGGCAGAACGCAATTAGGAGGAGGAGGATATGAAAATGGCAGAGATAATTATAGTAATAGTATTGGTAATTGGTGGATTTGTGGGCGGTGGATTTGTGGGCTATAATGTTGCCCCGAAAACAATTATCAATAATCAGTATCAAACGGTAAACACCGAAAACAATATCACAACAACTCAACAATCAGAGGTAAAGGCATTCCAGGGCCAGGTACAGATTACGGCACTTACTGAGCGTAGCATTACCAACATTAATGTTAATTTAACAGGCATTACCAATCTATCGATTATCATAAAAACAAACCTCCAAAATACAACCTCCACAACCAACACGCGCACCAATCAATAATTTTGGTGCCTCCACAACATATCCCCGGAGTAATCTGGGGATATTTTTTTGCCCTACATATTTAACGTTTTAATTCTAATTATATACACTATATTGATTTAACATTAAACATAAAATATATTTTAAAAAACTATTGACATTATAATTAAAATGTGCTATACTATTACTAGATAAAGAGATAAAAAAAGAAAACAAATTTTAAAAAAAATAAATAAAAAATTGCACATCCCGGGAGAAATCCCGGTAAACTCTATATAATCAAAACACGGTTATAGAACTTAGGTGAGTACCAACCCACTGATGAGCTGGCGAAGATCCAGCGAAACTGGCCTAAATCAATGGCTAGTCTGGGTATTTTATTTTATTTTAGGAGGATTTTATGGAAGAGCTTTTGAAGGCTTTTGACAAGGCCGTAGACGAGTACTGCGACAACGCAGATGCTCTTATAGAGCATACCAAAAAAATTATAGAGGAGTACTAA